AAGCTAATATAGATGTAAAAGTTAAAGAAAAGAAAGAAGAAATACAAAAAGAAAAAGACGTATTCGCAGAAGTTTCAAGCAAATATATTGGTAAAGAAAAAAAACTAGATGGAATGATTGAGCAAAATTCTAATGCTAGAGCAGAAATAAAAATGGGTGCTGTGTAATGATACAAGCACAATTAAGTTTTATTGATCCGATTGAATCTAAATTTAGTAAGTTTCATAGAGAAAACCCTGTAATTTATAAATTGTTTAAACAATTTACGTTTCAAGCAATTAATCGTGGTCATAAAAAATTATCAAGTGAAATGATAATTAATCGTATTCGTTGGGAAACAAGCGTTGTTTCTAACGATAAAGATTACAAAATAAATAATAACTATAAACCTTTTTACTCACGTTTGTTTATGAAAGAGCATCCTGAGTATGAAGATTTTTTTTATATACGTTCCTCAAAAGCAGATATGGAGAATTATGAGTAAAGAAATAACTAAAATAATACAATTAGATGAAGGCGGAAATAATCCAAAAACTGGATTACATGAACAACCATTATGGGAATTAGAATTTATTGATGGCGAAAAAAGAATATTAGGTAAGCCAAAAATGGAAGAGTATTTAAGTAAAGCATATATAAATACAGTACATCATTTTAAAAAAAGAATATCTATAACGCTTAGTCAAATGAGAATAATACAATGGTCTATAGTTTTTACTGATTATCAAGATGTATTGTTAAGTTCTAAAGAATTATGCGAAAAATTATATTTAGGACATCAACGTAAAGATGAAGAAAAATATAAATCTATTGAAGAAAAATTAGCTAAAAGAGGATTACCAGAAAATCAAGCATTGTTTCATCCGACTTCTAATCCGTATCCATATTTAGAAAAAGAAAGAAAAGAATTAGACGAGCTAAGAGCAAGAGTTATTGAAGTAGAACAAGCAAAAAATGAAGATGAAAATCAAGACATTATAAGGGGGAATTACTAATGGAACTAATGGATAGACTTTTTACTAGAGATGATCTATGTAAAGAACTTGGTATTTCAAGCAGAACTTGTTACGATTTTCTCAAATCTCTAAAGGAAAGATTTCCTGAGGAGAAATCCTTAAACAGATATATTGGAAAGCGCCAACGCTTTACAAAAAACGATATGGAAAGAATTGTAGAATTATCATGTTTAAAATCGAGCAACGGAAAATAAAAGGAAAATTATCTAAATATTATTCTTTTGATGCCTAAAACAGCTAATGATA